ATGGTCTCTTTAAGTCATAAAATAAAAAATATATTTTGAAATAATTATAAATTAATTTCTATGCGTAAAGTATTTAAAAAATAAAATCTAATATATAAGTATAAAGTAAAATGAGTGAAAATAAGATTTGTGAAAAATTATCTAAATTAAACAATATGACAACCTTTACCCTCAAAGAGCGATATGATATTTCAAATGCTCAAAAACTCCTTCATTCCGATATTGTAGACGACGAATATAAGGGGAGTCTTAGGAAATATCTAAAGCATGGAAAGGGTGGAAAAGTAGAAGTTGAATATACAATCAAGGATATTGGAAGATTAAATATTAAAGTAAAGGGTCTTAAGAAAGACGAGACCTGTACGAATCAAGCATTAATGTGGCGTGAAGCAAAAGCAGCACTATGTAAGAAACACTATGTTGATCTAGACATGGTAAATTGCCACCCAGTACTTCTAGAACAAACATTCAAAGAATTAGGATATGAGACTAATTATTTGAGCCGGTATAATAAATCAAGAGAAATTTTTTTCAAACAAATGAAAAAAAATGGTATTGATAGAGATTCCTGCAAAATTCTTATTATGAGGATTTTCTATGGAGGATCTATTGGTGCTTGGTGTAAAGAAAAGAATATTCCTGAAGAAATTGTAAGATCTACTATTATCCATAAATTAGAGAAAGAATTAAAAGAAAATACAGAAAAAATATTAGCAACTAATGAACTTTTAAAATATCGTCTTGAAGCAATAAAATCCAAGGGTGAAGATTACCATAACATAGACGGAACTGCTATGTCTTATTTCCTTCAGACAATTGAGAGAAAATGTCTACTTGTCATGTACGAATATCTTAAATCCAAAGGTCGTGTAGTTGGAGCATTAATTCATGACGGACTTCACCTTGAAAAAAATCAGAATTTAAAAGAAGGAGAAGAGGAAGATTTTACAAAATTAATTGAAGAAATTAAGACAGAATTAAAAGAAAAAACTGGATTTTCTATTAATCTTAAGATTAAACCATTTGGTACTATTGAAGAATTAGAAAATATTATTGTTATTAAATCAGATAAAGAGGGTGGTGATTATATCACAGATAAACTTAAAAATGACTATGTTATTTCTCAAGAAAGAATTTTCATGAGAATCAATAATGTTTGGACTTCAAATGAAAAGGTAATCAAAAGAGGATTAATCAAAGCAATTGGTAATATGAATATTTTCTTTGCTGGTGATAATGGTGAAATTAAACCATATTCAACCATGGCAAAATCCTGCAATAATATGATTCAGTATGTTGAGCCGACTGAAGACGAAGATTTTATTGAAAAATTATGGACAAGCAACCTTCAAAAATTATGCTTTAGAAATGGATATTATGATTTTCTTGAGGGAAAACTCAAAGATTATGATATTGATACACATACAACAATTAAAATTAATCGTGATTTTAATAAAGCAGAACCTGAATATATTGAGCAAGTTTATGAAAAAATCCTAAATCCAATCTTCAATAATAATAAAGATCTTATGAATTGTTGGTTAAATTATATAGCAAGAGGAGTTGCTGGACATGTAGAAGATAAGAATTGGGGTGTAGGTATTGGTGAGAGAGATTGTGGAAAAGGTGTACTTGTTGGATTACTTGAATCTTGTTTTGGTGAATATTGTAGGGCAACTAATTCAGAAAATTTCTTATATAAAAATAATGGTACAGATTCTGCTAAATCTCTTTCATGGTTAGTGCCATTTGAATTTAAGAGATTATTATTAACTAATGAAATTACAAGGGATTCACAAGGAAAATATAAAATAAATGGAAATGTACTAAAAAAATTATCTAGTGGTGGAGATAAAATTGAAGCAAGGGTAAACCATAAAGACGAGATAAATTTCAAGATTCAAGCACGAGTTTGTATGTTTTGTAATGATCTTCCACCAATTGAACCAGCAGATACTAAAGAAACTTCATATTGTTTCAGATATCCTTCTAAGTTTCTTAATAAAGACGACGAAAGACTTGGAAAACCACTACTAAGACCAAAAATTGTTATGAAAGAAAATGACGAGTTTGAATATGTATTAGATTCAAATGGAGAAAAGGTTATGGAAAATGTCTGTAATTTTTATCAGAAAGACGACGATATTAAATCATGGTGTAAAAATCCAAAGGTACTAGACGCATTTATTGATATTTTATTCAGTCATTATGGCCAAAGGGTTGAAGTGCCTGAATGTATGAAGGAAGAAATGAATGACTTTAAGGAAGAAGAAAAAGAAGAAGATAAATTCTTATCTTTATTCAGATTCCCAGGTGATAAGAATTGGGACGAAGAAAAGAAAGATTTTGTGAGTGTATCACAAATCAATCATTTATTAAGAAAAGCACAGATTAGTTTATCTGCTCAAAAGTACAAGAATTATTTAACACCCAAGGGTGCTATTAAAGGTAAGAGAACTATTGAATCAACAGGCAAAAGAGAAGCATGTTGGGTCAATATTCAGATTGACGAAGTCAAGGTTGAAGCACTTGGAGATTGTGCAATTACGGACGATTAATATTTTGACTTCTTTTTAGGTTTTTTTTTATTAGGTTTTTCAAATATTTTTTCTTTTATTTTTTTCCGATCTTCTTTATTTTTAAGTATATCGTCCTCCATTTTTTCCGATAAATTTTTCGGTTTTGACTTATTTTTTTTTGGCATTTTATATTTAATATAAATATAAAATTCTTATTCTGAAGATTTTTCTTCAACTTCTTTAACTTCTTTAACTTCTTCAATCACTTCTTTAACTTCTTCCACAATATCATGATCCTCAGGATCTTCAGCAGGTCGTATACCTTCGGCAACAAGTTTTTTGTGCATTTCCTTGAAATACTCTAAATCTTTTCCTGGCATTGTTTATTTATATTTATATTAAATAAAAAAAATATATTTTAATAATTATAAATAAAATGTCATTGGTTATATGCTCAAATGAAATCGCAGGATCTAATGTCCGCTCAAGTGAATTTCAAGCCCCATTTTCTTTTCAGAATCATTTAGATCAACCCTTGAGAATTCCACCCAATTCTGAAGTCGCAGTACAAAGTTTAAAAATAAATAAAACAGGAACACTTACTTTAAATCCTGCTACTATATGGTATCAGTATTTTGGAGTTAAATTAGACGACGCTAATAAAGATTTAACGACTTCTGCTGTCCATTATGTAGATCTAGATATAGATTCAAATGAAGTGGCAAGTGTAGACGACACTGCTCAGAAATTTATCCAACCTGCTTTAAGTCGTGGTGTGCCAAATCCTGAAACTTTTGGATTACCAACAGCAAGAGCAAAGAGAGATATAGCAGGAAATGATTTTGAAGGTTGGGAACTTCAATTTCAACAGAGATCTAATGGATCAGCACTTGATAATAAACCTACAGGTTGGACAAATAAATTCAATACAAATGGAAGTCAAGGAGGTTTATCTTTTAATTCTGCCAGTAATATTCTTACACCAACTGGAAAAACTGCTGCCACTTCACCATTTAATCAAGCAATTGCAGGTGATACTCCTCTTTGTCTAAATGGAGGTGAATTTATTGTAGATATATCTAATTTAGGAGCAGCAGGAAATATTACTTCATGGGGTATTGGTCTTACAAGGTGTCAAACTAAGGCAAATCATGTGAATAGTTTATATAATCCTCAAGGAAATACAGACGAAACTGCTAGGACAGGAAGATTATATTATCCTGAAATAGAATGTGATTTCTTAGTAGGTGGATTCCAAGATTTCAATACAGGTAGTAATAGACATATTTTGGCATATCATTTAGTTAAAAATAAAGACGACGCATATGATCCTGACGAACCATTATCAATGAGATCTATAGATTATACAAAAAATGGATCATTCACGGATTTTTATGATTGGTCTCAGAATAACACACAATTACAATTTACAAAACTCAAATATTCTGTAAATAATGAACTTGTAAAATGTGAGTTATATTCTGCCTCAACTACTTCATGGCATGTACTTGTAGACACGGCAGGTGCTAAAGGTAAGAGATTCAAACCAGTTGCTGATACATGTAGAAATCTCTATCCATTTGTATTTATTCAAGGTAAGGGATCTAATCCTCAACCAACGGCAACTATTGACAAATGGGGTGGAAGAGTAATATCTAATTTTACATATAATAATCCGAAAAATGACTGGTGGGCATATTTACATTCTATCAATGCCCAAAAGACATTGGGAGCAAATGTAGACACTAGAAAATTTAATGAATTTTCGGCAAGTAATATAGGAGACAATCATGATTACAAGGGGATTAATGCTAGTGGAACATTTGAAGATTATGAATATATTCTAGTTGTCAAGGAAGACAAAGACTTGTATAAACCAAGTCAAAGGGCAAAGGCAAATGTATTTTTAGGATATAATAATCAGAGTGTAGTAGAGAAAACAAGTATAAATGCCTCTTCTATAGTTTCATTTGTATCTGAAAATGTACCAGCACTTAAATCTACAACTAATATATTTGTCCGATTAGATAATTTTAATGTTAAATCATATAATGCAGGGCAATCCACTTCTTCTAAGATTATTTATGCTGCCCCTAGATTTTCAACAGGTACAGAACAAGCAGTTGGGGCATTATTTTTTGAATCCCCTGAGAGAGTATATGTAGATCTTAATAATCCGAATGAAATAGTCGCAAGCACATTCAATATATCTATTGTGAATGACGATAACACACTTGCCAATGATCTTGTAGGAAAATCTGTTTGTGTCCTACATTTTAGACAAAAAAAATAAGTAAAAAATCTGAATTTTTTATATTTTAATTATTATATAATGGTCAGAGTTTTGGAATTATTTTCAGGCACAGGATCTGTTGGAAAATGTTGTGATCAATTAGGTTGGGAAAAAATATCAGTTGATTTATTATTACCAGCAGATCATGAATGTGATATCATGGATTTTGATTATAAACAATATCCAAAAGATCATTTTGATATAGTATGGGCAAGTCCACCATGTACATTTTATTCAAATCTTCAAAATTGTTGGATAGGTCGTAAAAGAAAGGACGGAGTCGTAGTATCTAAAGAATGGATTGAAGAAAAAAGAAAAGAAAGTGATATTTTAATTAAAAAAAGTTTTGAAATTATTGAATATTTTAATCCTGAATATTGGTTTTTAGAAAATCCATTCAAAGCACAATTAAAAGATAGAGATATCATGAAAGGCATTCCATATTATGATTGCTCATATTGTATGTATTCAGATTGGGGATATGAAAAAAAAACAAGAATATGGACAAATAAAAAAGATTGGAATAATTTAATTTGTGATAAAAGTGGATCATGTGGAAATATGGAGGATTCACAACATAAAAAAGTATTGGGTAATGGATATGAATTAATTGAGGGAAAAAAAATCATTTGTAATACAAAAGATTTAAGATTAAAACATAAAAAAAATGTCTCAAAAGAAGTCCATTCTGTAGGAGAAAAAAAAGGAAAACATAAAAAAGATATATCAATAAATTTTGGTAGTGGTACAGATAGATTAGATAGATATAGAATCCCTGAAGATCTTATATATAGTTTATTTTTAGAATAAAATATATTTTATAATATATAATGGAATTACCTCAGATTTCAGTTTTAACTCCAACTTACAATAGAAGTAAGTTTCTCCCTTTATTTATCTTTAATTTAAAAAAACAAACCTATCCACACAAGAAGATTGAGGTTGTGATTGACGACGACGGAACTGCTCCATTCTGCGATAATGTAGAAGAATTAAGGAAAACATTAAGTCCAATTAAATTAATATATCATAGAAACAAAAAAAAAAGAACAATTGGTGAAAAAAGAAATAATTTAGTAAAATTATCAACTAGTAAATTTTTGATAAATATGGACGACGACGATATTTATAATCCGGCCTATATTGAATATTCGTACATGTTTTTAAAAGAAAATAAATGTGGAATAGTTGGGTCAAATGCCATGATTTTTTGTTTTCCTGAAAAAGAATTTAAATTAACTAGTATTCAATGTCAACATAAATATCAGATTCATGAGGCAACTATGTGTTATACTAAAAAATATTTCAGATCTATGGGAGGATTCCGTAAGAATTCACAAGGTGAAGGTGTAGACATGATTCAAAAACAAAACTTAAATGTAGGATTAACTGATATTGCATTATGTATGATATGCGTTGCTCATAGTGGAAATACTATAGACAAGGAGCAGTTTAATTTTGAAGGAGTTGAACAAATTTATCGTGGTCAAGAAGTCCCTATTTTAAAGCAAATATTAAGTATAAAATAATTATATTAAATATTAATATAAATATAATGGAACAACCACAAGTCAATGAATATGTTGATTTACAAATCATAGATTGTAATCGCAGACATTCAGTCCAAGCAATATCAGGAAACGATACAAATCCAGCATTATTTACAAATGAATTAGGTAAGGGTATTACATTGAATGTAGGAGATAGAGTTGCGGTACAAGGAGCATATATTTCAGAAATAGGAGCAGGGGCAGACACAATAGAATTGAATGGGAGATCTATGGACACTACAAAAACCATAAAATATATTGAAGAAGATCTTCTTCCAAATGCCCCTGATAATTATCCAGTATCTATGGGTCAAACAGGAATTTCTCTTATTACAGATAAACAACTTTTAAGGAGTAAAGAGACTACAGACACATTTATTCCAAAAGATAATGAAACTAAAATAACATGTGAATTTTATAAGACAGCAGGAGGAGACGGATCTTATGTATTTCTTCCTAGAAGGTGGGCATGGGATAATGCAAGTGCTGATCAAGACGACGACAAATTAGTCAAAGATTTATCAGATAATTGGACAAAAAATGATATCAAACAATTGGGAAGAACATATTTTGAACCTATTGTTGAAACTACTGGTGCTTTGGCATATCCAGGTCAATTTGTAAGCGACGATTATTTATATATTGACACTTCAACAACTAAAGAAGAAAGCACTGGATTTTATAGATTAAAACAAGACGGATCAAGATATACATTAATGAGAGCAGTTGAAAATAGTTTTTATTTAAGGAAACGAATTACAAAACCTGACGGAGAAGAATTATCTTTTCCATTGCCTTCAGGAGAAGAGGGATCTCACTATAAGTACAGAATTTTTAGACAAAAGGTAGATATAAAGGTTGACCAAGGATTCAATTCACCTGATAATATAGCACAAGAAATTTCAGCAATTTTAAAAAAAGCAGATTCACCTAAAGTTTATGAGGATATTTTGCCAATTTCAAATAAAACGCATGAATTGAGTGTTTTTACTGAAACCCCTACATATAAACCATTTTTATGTGGATCTAGTAGAACTCTTAGTAAGGCAGCATGGACAGCATTTGCCAAAAGAAGATCAAATGAAGAACCTGAAGACGATCAAGATTTTTGGGATTATAAAAGCAATTTTTTCAATATTTATTGTAAGAGACCTGAAATAAGAGAAGCAGGTGAAAAGGTAAATAACGCTGGAACAGGATATCAATTACATTATATGGTTTTAAAACAAGATAGATTAACAGCAGAATTAATAACTAAAATTCCATGGACTGAAAATAATTTAAATAATTTAAGAGATTTGTTTAAAGCACAAAAAATATATCCTGAATTATTCAGTAATCATAATGCCCAAAAAATGCAACCACCAACCGCAGCAGAAGACGAGGTTGATCAGTACATTACACATTCTGTAGAAGACATGAGATATTTACACATGGCAAATGCTAATTATGGGACAGCATTATTAGGATCTGACGGAGACGCTTCTCTTGAACCTGGTCCACCTGCTAGTAGACAATCATTACCAGTTTTTATTTATTTTGATAAAAATAATGAAGATAAATTAACAGACGGAGAAGAAGATAATTTATGTTATGGATTCGCAAAAAAACACAAACATTTTGACGGAACTGAAACTATTATTTTTACGACAAAAAAAATAGGAGGTTTACAGATAGGATTATTTAATTTTAATAATCAAGATATAGGAGCAAATACTAGAAGAATTGGATATGATTGGAGTTTTGGAGCATACGGATCAGCATACATGATAGGGTACAATGGAAGACTAGAGGTTGATTATGGAAACACTCAAATGTGGGGAGTGGGTAGTGATAACAGAATCGCACAGGCAGACAAGGCAAGTGATCTTGGACTTGCTACAGGACAAGATCTAAGATTAAATTATGTAGGATCTAATAATCCAAAATTAAGATATGACGGAACAGAAAGTAGATTTTATTTTCAAGATCTACATACACCTGAATTGACAGGACAAGTTGCTTATGGAGCAGGAGATACTGGAACAATAGATCATGTTGAAACCCCTGCTGATAATACAACAGACGGACGAGCGAAAGTTTATAAGATAAATAAGAGAGTCAATAAATATACATATTCTCCTGATTTAAGACCTTATGATTCTAAATTTACGGCAAAATATGCCTATCCTTCTCCTAATTTTAATGAACATAATGCTTCTGTTTATGAGAGAGAAATATCTATAAGAAATAGAAATATTGCTCCATGGTCTATAATAGATTCACCATGTGGAATATTTATAAATGATTTTGGATATACAGAAGATCAATTTCCAAATGGATTATGGGGAATTCTAGGTTGGACTTACGATTCAGTACAAGCACCAACAACAAGTGAAAATAATAGACTTCAAAGGATAGATAATACTAATAGAAATAAATTAAGTATACCTACAACAAATGCAGATATAGTTTCTTCAGATTATAGAGATTATATAATTAATCAATATGGTGCTTTGTATTTCACAACCCAAATTCCAACTCCTTCATTAGTGGGTGGTACATATATTAGTCAATCTAGTGAAGGGAGACAACAATTCGCACCTGCCATAACTCAAGGAGCAGTATCAGTTGGATTATTCGCACCATTCCTTCCTAGAAAAATGTTGAAACCATATTATTGTATCAGAAGTGATATAATAGATAAACCTCATTATTTGGGAGGTGAAGATAATGAAGCATTACTTCCAGTTGTGGCCGTGTGTGATAAACAATATTCTTCAACTGATTTCATATTTAGTAGTGAATCAGATTATGTATTCACAATAACTAAGAAGAAAACAATAACAAGTATCACAACTAGTATTCATGATCCTAATCAACAATTCTCTAGTGTCAATAATGATTCTGCTGTAATATATAAGATCAGTAGAAATATTACAAATAGAACAGATATTTCTCAACAAATAATGGAAGAGACTATGAAGAAAAAAAAATGAGTTAAATTTAAAAAAAATAAAATATTTTATAATAATATAAAATGGGATATGATATTGAAGAAATAAAAACATTTCTAGCACAAAGAGGAGAATTGGAATTATTAAAGGTTGTTAGATATCTTGAAGACGAATATGAAAAACATATTGATCCTGATTATGAAATAGTTGAAGATAGTGATACTGAAAGTGAATGTAGTACAGGAGATTTAGTTGAAGAACAATTTCAGATTAATCCAAGCATGAATGGGTTTGTTTCCCTTGCTTAATCTTAAATTATGATTATTAATATATCAAAATATGGATAAAATACCCTTTAAATCTCAAAAAATGCCTATTTTACTCTATTTAAAGACATAAATTGATCAATTTATGTTTCTTTAAGTGATATTTTAGGTATAATTTAAGTTTAAAACCATATTTTAGGGTATATTTATTGAATAATCTTAGATTTATCTATATTTAAAGGATTATTTAATATATATTATTAAATATAGAAATGACAATTTATAATGGATCTAATGGATCAATATGTTTTTATTATAAAGGATTATTAATTAGTAGTTATCCTCTAACAAAAAAGAAAACATGTCAAGCATATTTAAATCAAGGTGAAGAATTAATATTAAATAGTAAAGGGATTCCAATATTAACTCAAATTAAAATGTACACATTATTTTGCAATCAGATCTATAGTAGAAAGAAAAAGAATTTACCAATCAGAAGATCTGATCATATATATTTCTTGAATTGTTTATCTGCTTTACTAAGATTAAGAATTATTGAGAATGACGAATTAAATGGATATATGTGTTTTCAAAAAAAATTACAATAACTTTTTTATTTCAGGGTGTTTTAAAATATCTTTGTTTTCTAATATATATTTAATAACAGATTCTCTTTTTTTATCTTTTGATTTTTTTTTATCTTCTTCTGTTTTTTCTTTTTTCTTAGGAACTAACTCTTCTGCTTTCTTCATAGTTATTTTCTTTCCTCTTTTTACAACAGGTTTTAATTCTTTCTTTTCATGATCTACTTTGTACCCATTATCTTCTATAAGTTTCACTAGATCTTCTGCCTTTGCTTTAGGTGGGATTTTTATCTGACTCAACTTGTTGTGTGCTTTGATTAATGTCTTTAATTCCTTGACTGATAGCATGGGTTATTTATATTATATTAAAATATTTTATTATAATATAATGATTAACAAAACTTTTTCAAAGGGAGATTTACTTGAAATAATTTCAACTTTTGGGATTGATATACCCAATGCCAATCACATGGACAAATTAAGATTATCCATTACATTGTGGAGTGAATTAAATAATCTAGAAAAAATACCTGAAGATAATGAAATTTATATGATAAAGAATTTATCTGAATTGAAGGAATATTTACAGAAGCCTAATCCTGATAAAATATTATCTGTCAAACAAAAACAAAAAATAATGAGATTCACAAAAGAAGTTATTGTTTATTGTAATAATGGATTTAATTTAGATTATTCTATATTTAATTCTTATGAAGAAATTCATATTCCCATGACTGATATTTCTATTCATGGAGATATTCCTTCTGTAAGAAGAGCAATAAAATTATTAAATGAAGATCCTAATCTTAAAGAAAAAATTGTACCTGTTATTTCAAATAAAATGAAAAAACAATTAGAAAAGAAAAAGAATAAAAAAGTCAAAACATATTATGGATTAATTAGAAAAGAAGGAAATTTTATAATTGAATTTAATTAACATAATCTTCCCAATCAGAAGGTAATTGAGAATTGCTTGTAATTAAAGAAGTTAATTTTTCAAGATATTTAATATCTACATATACTTGAGGAATTACTCCTCTTTCTCTATGATCAAAATCTCTCACCTCATATTGATCTTTATTATAAGTCCACACATACAATCCGTCTGTAAATAAAAAATAAAATTTCCATACTCTTTTATCATTTAATTCTTTTAAATATTTAATTTTATTATATCCGAAAAATGTTGTACTATATGTATCATGTCTACATGTCCTACTTTTTAATTCACCTATCATTTCATTATTTCTATAATCAACTTGTTTTTTTTCATTAGAATATAATCTTAAAGGATCTTCAATATAAATATTTTTATTCAAGAAATAAACAACAATTTTTTCACGAATTTTTCCGAATTTTAAATCTTCCAAAAGATTCCACATTTTATATAATAACTTAAGATTTTTTTTTTCTGATAATTAAACGCTGAAATTATTCTTCTTCTTTATCAGATTCCGAATCTTGATTCTTCTTAACATATACAGATTGCTGCATTTCAACGCTATGTCCCATAACCTTTGCGTCCTTTTCCATTTCTTCTTTTACCTTTGAATATTTACTTGATAAATATATCTTTCTCAACATAGTTGTTGAGATTGATTTTCCCATGTACTTTTTACTTGTTTTTATCAATAATTGACTTAGAGCATTTCTTGATAATGGTTTCCCTGTGCTTGACTTAAATAAAACACCCATGCCATTGATTCTAATATATAATCTTAATAATTTCTCAAGATCCTTTGGAATATCTATTTTTAATTCCTGATATTTGGATTGTGTTTTAAATTTATTAATTACGAAAAACATGGAATTTTTATTGATAACTAAATAATTTTTTTCCTTTTTATCTGATTCTGATAATTTATTATATGCTCTTTTATTTATAACCTCCATTCCTGAAATATCATTACGAAGAGGAATCCTAGTATAAATATTATATATAATGTATACTTGAAGAAGTGCTTTATCTTTTGCCGTTAAATCTTCTTTTTTTTTAATATTTTTTTCTTTTATTTCTTGACCCATTTTTTCAATCATTTTATTCACTTCAGATATATCAACAAAGTTGTCTTTTTGTTTATCTGATATTGTACCTGTTGCCTGTTCGTCTTCATATTTTTTATTTAGATCGTCTCTTAAATCATTATATTCTTTGAGTGTTTCTTCGTCTTCTTTAAGTGCCATTAAATATACAATAATTGCGTTATAATAATTTCTCTGAGTTGTATAATGCAATTCACTTAATTTATCAGAAATATCTTTTGGTTTATTTAAGAATTTTAAATCTTCTTTATCAAACATTTTCATGAGTTTCATTAGATTGGATACATACATTTTTATCGTTGAATCTTTAGCATTGGGTCTTGATTTCTTTATTGTTTCCGCAAGATTTTCTTTAGTTGTCATTTATATTATATATATAAAAAAAGATTTATATTTAAACTAAATTAAAAAAAAGTACTCAATGTCCGCAAAGTCCGCAAAAATATTCAGAATAATTTCATTTTTTTAATAAATGAAATATGGAAAAATAGAAAGGTTAATTTTTAAAAATCATAAATATTTTATAAATTTTTGAGGACATTGAGGACTTTGGGGACACTCCCTTTATGCGTAATAGCAATCAACAACTCCGTCTGTAATCCTCATGACCTTCTGAATCTCAATCCAGCAACGAGAGGTATATGGTGCTTCAGCAGCATTTAGATCCTCATATTTGTGGTGTAATTCAAGACCACGAGAATCAACTCGTTGTCCGTCATTCATTCTGTAGGCATTAAAGAAGAATTGACCTGGAATTTCATTATCACCTGCCATAGAATATCCTTCAAACTTCCTGTTTACCATAGCATGTCCCTGACGAGCATAAGCAGTACGGACAACATGAGGAGGTGATCCTTCAGTATCGGAAACACCATGGAAATGGAGGGCAGAATTAGATCTGTCTAGTGGATATAAAAATTCGTCGTTTTTCTTAACATTTGCCACTAATTTTCCATATGTTCCAGCACCACTACTATGAGGAGCAATAGCACGATAATCATTTAATAGAGTCTTGACATTACCAACTCCTGAGGCAGTATCTACACTCATTTTTGCCGAGGAAACACCTACAAACATTTTAGATACTAGACGACCAGCACCACCAACATTTCTAATCACATTCTGTGCTGCGGCCTGATCTTCAAGGGTCGTTTTTGTGAGTCTAGGTTCAAGAAACATGAAGGAGAAATCACGATTAGCAGAGGCAAAGGCATTCATTTCGTCTCCGTCAAGGAATGTATAATCTGCAATCATACGGCATTCCGTCTGATCTAGGGTGAATGGGTGAGTTGCCGATCCATTGGCAACACCTTGTGCTAGACATGCTCTCTTGCCTACAGAATCTGCTAGGGTTAATTCAACTTGGACTGCCTGATCAGATCTTAAGAGAAATAGCGGCAATTGTATGTTAGCAATTGCTGGGAAAAGGTCGTCAAGTTTAATAGAGAAAACAGGTTGATTTGTTAATTTCTGAAATGAGTGGACTTTTAATTCACTATCAGTATCTGCTGCCTTTATCTCAAACTCTTTGCCATTATCTACAGAAATTTTCTCAGAAGTTTCAGTTTCTTTGTTGTACACAACGGCATTTGACATACAACGAGCAGAGGTAAATTGTTCTCGTTCTTTAATTACAGACTGGTCAATAAACATAGATTTGTATGCTTGATAGTGATTCCAGTCTTGGACTTCACAGATAGTTTTTCCACCAATTTTTAGGGTTGCTCGTTCAACAATAGAATTTACACCAATTCCAAGAGGAAAGAAGGAATTGTGATCACCATGCCCCTTAAGAGAAAAAGTAAGACGAGAGGCAGGATTTAAAAGACCCTTATTCTGTAATTCATAACGGATAAAAGTTTCCGAAAAAATAACAGGTTCAAGGATATCAGTATCAATACGCTGTTCAGGATTAGATCCAATCATTCCAGGTTGAAGCATAGAAGGGATAGACATACTCATTTTATATTTAAAGAAATATAAAAATTATTAAAAAAAAAGTAAAAAAATTAAGTATAGATAAAATTATTTTTCTAAAATTTGCATTTATATCCAGTAATTATCATTGAAATTATCTGATATATAGTTTTTTCTCATTTCTTTCTCTTCTCTTAGCATTTTTAAAACTTCATAAGGACTTAAATATTTTATTTCTCCTATCATATCGCCATATCTATCATAATTAGGAAGTTCTGCTATAAAATATTGATCTATTTCATTTGTTAGATATATATATTGATCCTCACTTTCTTCTTTCCATATTTCAATTTTTTTTTCTAAATCATTTTTATTAGATTCAGTTCTCATGTTTAGAATTAATGACATAATATCTTGAGGCAGATAATTTTGATTGTTCATATTTATATTAATATTATTGACACTCATTCTTTTAAATACTTTTTATACTTAATTATAGAAATTAATAATATCTATTTAATTTTTCCGATTTTTAAATTACTGAATAACTTGAATTTGGCCGTCTTTAAATAAAATGGTATTCTTAGAATGGACAAAGATAAATGCCGAAGTAGGATTATCGTCTGTAAGTCCTAGATCCATTTGTACACCCCATGCGTCTTCAGAGAAGTTGCCACCAGCAGTAGATCCAAGAATATCATAGGCAACACCTACACCATATAGAGATCCACCTTCTAGGACACCATTATCATTTGTGCTGTATCTTTTATTTGTATTGACTGGAGAAATGCTGGTATGGGTTAGTTGATTAAATGGAATTACAGAATTTATGAAATTTCTGATAACCTGAGGATCTACATTTGGATTAGTATTATCCTTTTTATACTGAGTATCTATATTGTAATCAAGAGGATATCTAGATCCACCCTTTGTAAATACAACCTGTGATAAATCAGCAATAGCACCAGTTTTTGTAATAGGAATAATTGTCTGAAGAGAATTCTGTGCTAAATTATTCAGATATGAAGATTGAATAAAATTCATAAATACACTTTCAACCCTACTTAAACCAAGTGAGAAATTTATTACAGCATTTGTAGAATTTATAGTTGAATAATATCCTGAAATTGAATTGTATTCAAATCCACCCATTGCTTGCATTTTTGCCATGTCTTCAGGTCTTGGTGAATGAGTTTCGCAAACTAACTGGCAATCAGTGAGTTCATAGAAACAATCAGGGAATTGAGTGGCACTTCCATTTGTATTGAATAGTACCATTGAATCAGGTGCGAGGTGAAGATCTATGGTCAAACCACCAATTCCTGAAGTCCTAGAAAGAGGAATCGCACTCGTGCCTGAGAGCATTCCTGTGGGGATATGAATGGCAAACTCGTTGCTATTTGTTCCTGTGCCTTCGTCTACAACAGATAATTTCTGACCTGCTGTGCTAGGTAAAGTGAGACCAGTTTCACCAAAATGACCTATGAGGGATTGCTCACTTGAAGAAACTCCAAGGTATGAAGAATAGAAACGATTCGCATGTCTAATATGTTCTATCGTCTGTTTGCTAGTGGCACTACTTAAAACAACCTGATCTAATACTGACCACATTCCTGTTCTTGAATCCATGGCAAGTGGATCTCCTGATCCAACAGCAGATCTAGCAGAATCCTTGTACACATGGAGACGACCACAAAATCTAACTGAAGAAGGGATCAATACAGATTCAGATTCTGCAATAGTAAAACTAATGACTGGTCGTCCGTCTCTATAAGATTGAGAAGCATTTGAATTACTTGGTTTAATGGATAGGTAGCGATTACTCATATTTTATAATAATTATAATATTATAAAAATTTCAAAAAAAAAACTAAATAAACAAATTATTTTTACTTAATATTCAACCATGACAGAATCTCCACGAATATTAATTCTCCTTAAATGGAATACAAAATTATTCCATAATTTATTCTTTGTTGGAGTAGTTCCTTCATAATTTACCTGAATATTAAAATCCTTATTACGAGTATCATATACACCTGAATTTAGTGCCAATGCCCTAGAAACTAACCAGTTTGAATTGAAGGCATGAAGAGACTTAGCAGAAATATCCGATTGGACGAGTGCTTTGGTTGTCTCTATCAATGGTTGCTGATCAATAGATACCTTGGAAGAAGTCTTAGAGCAACGGACTGGACGACTGGGTTGAAGTCTGCCGTCATATAAGAATTGATAATTTGTGATATTATCTGACATACCACGAATACCAGCACACGACTGATTCATGGTCTTATCAGCATTATCACCACCCACATTGTAAGTTCCAGTACATGATACACGAGCAGAATCTGTATATGGGGTTGAATCAGTAGGTTGAGAAATAATTGCCTTACCCCTGGCATTATTTAAAGGAAGCCTGATATTTAAAGCAACCTCACCTGCTTGAGAAGAATATCTGTAATTTTGGCAACTTAAAATATCTTGGACAATCACACCTTTTTCTTTCATTGCCGATAACATATCACTCTCAAATCCACTTCCCATGTCTACTTCTTGTACAACTAATTCAACATTACTTAATGTATAGGTGGGTTTATAATCAGCATTTACAACACCTTCCCTAGTTGTTGCTGCCATAGAAACTACATAATGACCAGCATTAGCACCAAATGTATCGGCACTAGTTGATACTGCGTCTGCTGGATTAAATGTAATTTCAGTGCCTGAGGCATTTGTATTTATCTGAGCAATAACAAGATCTTTATCTGTGGTCAATAGAGAGGCATTATTAGAAGAAACAATAGCAACTCGTTCACCTACACAAAATGGACATTGCTGAGCAGAAACTTGAGAATTTTCTCCTTTGGCAAGGTGAATTTTATCAATAGTATCACCATTGGCAATTACAGCAGAAGCACCAGCAGTAGATCCATTACGAGAAAGGAATACTGGATTTAAGGCAAGGCGTTTGTTTCTCATGACAGAATCAAGTTGAGTAATGCAACGACCTGCTTCTTCAAGGGTAATAACAATTTCAAGACCTGTAAGGAGATTAGGATATACACGCTCAGATCTGAATATACCAGTTTCTAGTGGTAAACATAATTTAGCAGTATTGAATTGATCATTTGTGAATGGTGTTCTTTTATTTCCAGTAGTTTCAGGATCTCTTGAGAAATATGGATTATCTAGAATATTTGCCGTATCAGATCTAGTTGTGCCTTGAGTGCCACGAGTATTGGGCAACCAAATTGTAGCACCTTCAGTCAATGCTCTCTTCTTCTTTTCAGAATCATTAGTATCAAAATCACGCATGACAGAAACCATGGAATTGTACCCCTGAATTTCTTCAAGTAATACAGATCCCTTTTCTGCTGAAGTATAGATCCTAATATCCTTGATTAAAACCTGACCTCCTAGTGCTGCGTCTAATTGAAGTTTGGTTGCCTCACCAGTTTCCGTTCCACCCTTTAACTTAATATCTGCCTGAAGATAACATTCTTGAGGTTGAAAAAATTTAGTAGTAGGTGGTACTTTAATTCTTAATTCTTGACCTGGTTCAAAACTAAGACCATTTAAGGCAGTGATTGCCTTTGAAGTTTGTACAATAGGGATTGTAGACTCTGCTCTCCAAAAAGATTTGCTCATTTTATATTTAATAAAATATAAAAATTTTAAAGAAAAATTATGAAAAAAAAAAAATTAAAAAATTATTGTTGTTCACGACCTACTGCTGCTCCACCTGCTGCTGCTTGAGAAACTCTTGATAATGCCATTTGTCTTTGTGATTCTAAATCTTTTTGAGTTTTTGCCTGTAGATCTTTTGCTTCCTGTTCTTCTTGTTGTTGTTTAGGTTCTATATCAACTCCTTCTTCAATAGCACCAGCAGTAGATAAAGCAGTTCCTGCTATTTGAAGACCCACACCTACTACAGCACCAATTGGGCCGAGAAATTCAGCACCAGTACCTACTATATCAAGTAATGCTCCTCCTATTTCAGCACCTTGTTTTTTCCATTCAAACTTATCACCTTCCATGAGACCTTCAATAGCAGATCCAGCAGTTATAGCAGCACCAGCAACACCAGCACCACGAGCAACTCCACCTGCCACTTTTCCTAAGACTTTTCCTGTAGACAATGCCGTTTCTTCTGCTGCCTTTGCCCCT